TCTCACATTTACACTAGAGATGACCAGAAAAGAACTTGCATTGGTATTGATGCAGAGTTTCAGCAGTGGCTTCGTAACAATCAAGACAATTTGCCTGATGACATCCAAGCCAAGATTGATGCTGGCGAACTAACCATAGCGGATGCTGACTGATGCCAAAGCCAACCTTGCAATCTATTCATGTTGAATTAGAAAAGCATATGGCTGTGTCTGACGAGCGTTGGACAGAAACCATACTGCGTATCAAACGCATCGAACATATTATGATTGGCTCTGCTGGCACGATGATTGTCTTGTTGCTGGGTGTAATTTTGAGAGGCTGAAATGGAGCCTATCACAACAGCCGTTGCAGCGGTGGCAGCAGCCAGTAATGCAATAGCTTTTATCAAGGCAAGGATTAACGATGTTCAATCTGTTGCTGATATTTCACAACAAGTCAGTACGCTCTTTGACTGTCAAAAGAAGATTAATGAAGAGCGTAACAAGCAAGCTAGTGTTGGTGACATTAGCTTTAAAAGCAGTATGGATGCGGTTCTTGAGGCTAAAAAACTACAAGAACAAATGAATGACATAAGAACCATGATTAATATGCGGTTCGGCCCGGATACATGGCAAGAGATCGTTGACCTTCATAATAAGAAACTCAAAGAACAAAAAGAGGCAGAGAAAGCAGCGCGTAAAGAGGCTGCACGAAGGGCCAAGGAAATTGAAGAAACGATTAAAGCAACGCTATTCATCACCGCTATTATCGCAGTTACGATAGCTTTGTTTGCTTTCTTGTTTGTTACTGTAGCACAAAGTAGTGCAGAAGAGATTGTTTTGTGACACAAAAGAAACTGCAAAAAGATAGCGCATATCAGCATCTCGACACAAACAACGATGATACGTTGTGTGATGATGAGATTGCTATGGCTTTAGAGTTCAAACGCAGAGAACTAGAGGATGCTGATGCTCGTCGAGATAGTATGCGGTACATGACATGGTTTGCTTTGTTTGGAACGCTAAACTATCCAGCCGCCATATTGATTACAGCAATGCTTGGATATGATAACGCTGCAACAATGATTACTGATATTGCACCTACTTATTTTGTTGCCAATTCAGCCTTGGTTGCAGCTTACTTTGGCGCAAATGCCTATGCAGACAGGAAATCTCAATGAATGAAAAGCTGTTTGTTTTAGTCATATCTATGTGGGGCAACGATGGGGTTGCTAATCATCCGATAGGTCATGTGACACTACAGCAACCCATGACAGAGGATCAGTGCCAGTGGTTAATAAGCGATGGCTTGTGGAGTCATTCTGTAAACAATGAGTTTTATTTTATGATACCTGAATGTTATCCAGTGGAATGTGCGGATCAAAAAAGTTGTAGTTGATGCCAAAGCTGAGTGATACCACAGAACTGGCTATGCCAATACGCAACCTAATTGCGTTAGTAGGTGCAGCGACTGTTGGGACATGGGCGTATTTTGGGGTGATAGAACGTCTAAACACACTTGAAAATAAATTTATTATTGTTCAAACAGATTTGGCTCAAAACACAGAGTTTCGTATTAAGTGGCCTAGAGGAGAGATGGGCAGTCTGCCAGCCGATTCAGAGCAGTTTATGATGATTGAGCATTTGGCAAGTGAGTTGGAGAAACTGGCAGCAAATATAGAATCAGGTAATGCACCACATGACCAGCAACAGAAGCTGGTCTTAGAGTTTTATGACAGGCGGCTTACAAAGATTGAGGATAACATTGAGAAGTTAACGAACCATGATTGAGATGACTTTTGTTTTATTGCTTATGATAGGTGAGGAACGTGTTGAGTACACGCCTTATAAAAACCTATCTGAGTGTTTGACAATACGCCGTAAGATAAAACGTAATGTAGGTCATACTACTGACTTTGATAAGAAGTGGTCATGTAAGCAGCTAAAGGTTAAGATAGAGGCTGGCGAGATTATGGAGATATTGGAGGAAGAATGATCCAGTTACTAGGCGTTGTTGGCAGTCTGGCGCAGACATTTCTTGAGGGCAAAGTCGAGAAAGAAAAAGCCAAATCAGAGATAATGAAGACCGCCGCCCAGCATGATAGCAAATGGGAAATGATTATGGCTGAGTCCACCAAGGGATCTTGGAAGGATGAGGTAATCACAATAGCTGTTCTAACCCCTTGTATTTTATCGTTTATTCCGGGCATGGAAGACATAGTAAAGTCTGGCTTTGAACGGCTAAGTGAACTTCCAGACTGGTATCAGAACATATTGTATGTCACAATCTTGGCTGGATTGGGTCTGAAGGGGCTAGATAAGTTTAGGAGAAAGTGATGCCAGCAAAGCGTAAGACAGCAAAGAAAACTAAGTCTCGCGTGAACGAGGCTGGTAACTACACTAAGCCTACCATGCGAAAGCGTTTGTTTCAGAGAATAAAGGCTGGATCAAAAGGTGGACGCCCCGGTCAATGGAGTGCGCGTAAGGCTCAAATGCTTGCAAAGTCTTACAAAGCTGCTGGTGGGGGTTACAAATAATGCCTTTAAAAAAATCACAGCGCAGTTTGAAATCTTGGACAAAGCAAAAATGGCGCACCAAGTCTGGCAAGCCATCATTAAAAACTGGTGAGCGTTACTTGCCATCAGCAGCTATTAAAGCTTTGTCCCCGGCTGAGTATGCGGCAACCACCAGAGCCAAAAGAAAAGCTACAAAGGCTGGGAAACAAGTATCAAAACAACCAAATAAGATTGCTAAGAAAACTAGGAAGTACCGCAAAGTATGAACAAAGATAAGCTACGCGAAGAGATAGCCGAAGACGAAGGCTGTAAGTACGAGATCTATTTGGATCATTTAGCTCTGCCAACGTGTGGTGTGGGCCATTTAATCACTGAAAGTGATGAGGAGTACGGCAAGCCTGTTGGCACAATCGTTGAACAAGAGCGAGTAAGAAATTTGTTCGCGTTGGACATAGCTGTGACTCTTGATGAGTGCCGGGTATTGTATGATGACTTCGATGATCTGCCAGAAGAGTGCCAGCACATTATAGCTAACATGATGTTCAACATGGGTCGTCCCCGGTTATCAAAATTTAAGGGAATGAAGGCTGGCGTGGATGCTAGAGACTGGGACAAAGCGGCAGATGAAATGGTAGACTCGCGGTGGTATACTCAAGTACCCAACAGGGCTAGACGTTTGGTAGATCGTATGAGAGCATTGGCAGATGGCGGCAAAGCGTAAAAAAAAATCTGTGAATCTGTCCGTTGGACGCGGTGAGAAAAGGTCTGTCGCGCAGGGCGGTGGCCTGACTGCAAAGGGCAGAGCCAAATATAATCGTGCCACAGGCAGCAAGTTAAAGGCACCAGTTACAGGCAAAGTGAAGCCGGGTAGCAAAGCTGCCAAACGTAGAAAAAGCTTCTGCGCCAGATCAAAAGGATGGACTGGCGAAAGAGGGAAGGCCGCAAGGCGTAGGTGGAAATGTTAAATGGTAATGGGGTATCAAATGTACGGTAAGAAAAAGAAAGCAGGGGCTAAGAAGAACGGCCTGACTGCTAAACAAAAGACTTTGCCAGCGGCTCTTCAGAAGAAGATCATGGGTGCAAAGAAAAAGAAAAAATAAAACAAGGGGCAGGGTATAGACCACCGTAAATAGGTCACCACGCACTGCCCCTCTATCGCTGGTCTTACCTTTCTGCAAGGCGGTGTTCCAGCAAATTATTAAAATTTTATAGCACCAACTCTCCACCATTTGCAATGTATTGAGCAAGACATTCTATGATGTGGGCTTCTGTTGTGTACCCGGCTGAGTCACACAGAGGCACCACATGATTTGCTTTGAGTGGTTCAAAGCCGTGATGCCTTAGTATTCTGAACGGCCCCCACCCCAATAGTATCAAACCAGCATAGTAGTCAGGGGCTACCAACCTCGCTTCTTTGATGTCTATATGCGCTTTGAGCGAAACAACTTTCGTTTCCATAGCACAACAACTCCCCTAATCCATTGATTACCCAATTACCACCAGACAGTGGCATCTGCTTCTCACAACGCTCACAAGTTACCCATTGTTGCATTGCTGGCGTTTGTACGCTTGTCTGGCGGCTCTTGCGTCCCTTTTGCCTAGTTACCACCGTTTTGTGACTTGAGGATGCTGTGGGGCTTCCTGACGCCCTTCTGGGTAGTGTTGTGTTTCGATGGCCTCTGCAATCGGCTTGAACCCACCTTGTGAAATACCATCAGAAATGTTGTCTGCTGACTCCACCTCAAACACCTCATTGATTGCAATTCCAATAGATCCATCAGCCTCTGTCCATGCTGATGCTTCATACTTTCTATCTGGTGATATAGATACAGGCGCAATCTGTTTCATAATAGGGTCATAGCACTGCACATTTGCGTTGCCAAAGTCCGGCGCACGATCTGATTTCTTGTCCCGGTTAGGGAACAACTTAAAACCAAACACTTTCTTTCTTTGTTTTACAGGCATATTACCACTCCACTTTTAATCTACGCGCAGCTTGCGCTAGGATTTGCTCTATTTGGTTAAACACTTCTGGCGCATGTTCTCTTGCTTCTTTCATGCGTCCAGCAAAAAAGTCCGGGGATACTAAAGCATTAAAGTCAGTAGATGTCTTCATGTTTGCTGGGCTGCATTTCATATCAACCTCACGCATAAAGTCTCTGGCTTTCTGAGCATCAGGGTTAAAGCTGCTGGTTTCTTCAGCTTGCTTGTTCTCTGACATAGCCTCAGTCTTACGCCCAACCGCGTCCAATTCATTAGCAGACGCATACTCACCACCTGACAATCCAATCGAACTCAAGGCGCGTCCCACGGCTGATGTCTCACAGTTTTCCAAGGCTGATGTAGTATTGACATGGCCTTGTCCCCGGATCTCTTCCGCCATGCCAGAGCCTATCTGCACACCGTTGACATTTGTTACGATGGCTTTGATGACCACGCGATGACCGTCATCAACAAGCACGTTGGTATCTATGCCATACTCTAGGCCATGAAAGCGTCTGAAAGCTTCCATGCGGTGTACGACTTGGGTGTACTTCTTGCCGCCTCTCTGGGCTACACCATGAGACTTGTTCAACTCATTGACGAAATCCATAGTGTTGGAAAAGCTATTTTCCCCCATGTTTTTGCTCCATCAAATCCGCAATCAGTTTTAAGGCAGTGGTAAAGGCAACCATTTGTTCTAGCACCTTTGCCTCTAACTCATCAATTTTCATCTGCATCATGTCTATTTGTTGTTGCGTGTCCTGCTGGTTAAGATTTATTTCCGTCTCTTTCAATTCCTTCATGCCTTCAAGCAGATCCATTTTTTTGTAAAATTCTTCATCCATTTTCTTTTGCCTTTTGTTTAGCCAGCATTGCTATGTTAGCGTTATATTGGTCAATAAACAGTTGAGTAACCCTGTCGGTTTTAACGGCAGCGGGTGCCATATCTTCTGTTGGGAAATCATCGTACCCAAAGTGAATGCCATGATCATCTGCAATAGCCTTGAGCCTTGCCATTAGCAAGCAGGTTCTTGACCAGCCAAGCAACTCATCAATGTCTATATCATCTTGAAAAGACTGTGTGTTGTCCCAGAAATGACACTTGCTCCAATCTGTCAACAAGCCAAACTCTTGCTTGGTAAGCTTGAGAGTGATCATTTGATTTGTCTTTGGTTTGTTTTTTACGCCTTTTGGTCTACCCATTTTCTTCTCCCTGATAGTGTTTGGATGCCCACATAACTAGCTGGCTTCTGCCGCTAATCGCTTTACGCTTGCGATGGTCTACAATC